TTTTTTCCAGCTTCACCAGATTCTTTTCTTACTTTAGCTGCTGCTTTTTTAGCAGCCTCTCTTGCTACTTTAGTTAGCATGACCTTTCTCCTGTTAGCATTTCCAACGTCTACGTGCTTGCCGTAAACGGCTGTTCGGGTCTTTAGCAGCTTTTGGAAACTTTTTCATTTGGCCTGCAGACCTAGCACAAAATGATTTACGCCTAGCCTTTTCCTTTTTAGTTAACCCCTTCTTTTTAGTGACTGCTTTTTTCAGCTTGCTACCAGGATTTTCACGCCTGTAGCGAGCGATACCGGCTGCAGTCATGCCAGCACCTTTTTTAGTTGGTCTAAAATACTTTTTTGTTTTAGGCGGGTTTTTTGACTTTCTTCTTGCAACAGCCATAAACTAGCCTAATTTTAGCCGTACTCTTTAACCAGTTCTAAAATGATCGAATATGTGTCCCCAGATGAGTGTCCTACAGTTGTAAATACAATATCGCCAGTTTTGCCACTACCTGCATTATTAGGTATGCCTGTAAAATTATCATAGTATTCGTCGCCTGTACTATCTGCAGGTAGTCCTGTAATTAAAACGTCAGCGTCAGCATCGAAAAATAAGTTAACACCCATACCACGACATGCCCAATAGATTCTTTGCACTGTTACAGCTGAACATGCTGTACCATCTGCGTTAGCTTGTAGGGCAGAAACATCTACTTTAACAACAGCACTCTCTCCAGTACCATCGGAAACATTTGTAAATTTCAAGACGGCCTTTCTTTGACCGTCCTGAATTGTTTGTGATGTAACTGTATCTGCCATTATCTTTCTACCAACACACTTACGTAATCAACCACTAAACTTTTAGCTGCTGCTGCACCAGCTTGAATAGCTAAGGTAACAGTAAGCTCTTCATTATCAGGTAAGTTAGTGTTAACAACTCCAACTGGCTCTGCGTTATTGATTGCATAAAATACTTGGCTTGCATTTGGATCTACAAAAAATGATGCTGTAATAAAAGTATCATCTGCTACAGTAGCTATTGCTGTTGTTTCTGTCTCTGTAGAGTCTTTCTCAACTACAAAATCTAAATTTGTATCGCCATCGTCTTTGGTGAAAAAGATACCATCTGATACACCATCAATAGCTGTAGTATCGGTAATCGCTAAACCAATCAAAGCGTCTGATTCTGTAGCATCACTTAATTTAAATCGGCATGAAAAGAATGCTCTTTTACTACCATCAATTAAAAATGATTCACCTTTTAACTGTAACTCTTCTGAGTCGTTGTCGGCGTCGTTTGTTGTAATAAGTAGTTGGCCGCCAGCCCCACTGGTTATTTGAATTACTTCGCCAGAATCGCCACCACCATCGGTTGATGTGATGGTCCAATCACTAGCAACGTAGTTCATGAAATCATTAAAATACCCATAATACGTCTGGTCTGACGGATATGGTTGAAACATAGGTAAGTCTTTTTTAGACTTCGAAGCGACAGTATTACCTGCCCATAAAATTTGGTTTTGAAAATGTGGATTAGACATAAGAACTCCTTTTCTTTAAATGGAACGCATCATGCGCCTCATTATGCTAATACCTTGATTATAGTCTAGGTGTTTTTGCAGATCAACTTTATAGAG